ACCAGCACTTGTTAAACATCATTCGGGCAGCATTAATGGAATCAACAATGGGTGTTCGCTCAATAACTCTAACGTTATGCCCTGTAGCTCTAACGATGTCCTCAATGCTTTTGCCGTTAGATCCCAAAGTCTTTGATCCTGCGTCATGAGGTAGCCAAAGGGTGTCATATACATATCCATAGGACTGCATTTTAGCCAGGTAATGCGCTATCGTTTCTTGCGTATTTTCGTAGTACCTGATGAGGCGAGTTTCCATGCCAATAAACTGCACAAACCAAATAGCAGTAGCGTCAGCCCAACCGAGGTCAAATACTGCATGGACTGGCTTAATAGGGTCATAAGGGACATTCGTAATCCTTCCGTCTAGCTCTGCCATCGTCATTTCTTTGGCAAAAATAGCACCATCTACAGTCTGACGGCATAAACCTTCCCAGACTGTGTTGTAGGCTTCTCTATCCCTGCTAAATAGGGCATCTTTCTCTAATCTGAGTGTATCTGGAAACCAGGGATTGTCTGACCAATTAATCTTTGCAACTTTGCAATTATCGGGTGGCGAAAGCACAAATCTTTGATATGTTTCGTCTGACTCAAGTTCTGGGTTAAATGTGACCCAAATCTCTGAATTTTCTTTTCGGATCGTAGGAATAAGTACGTTCCAACTTTGCCGACTCACAGCCTGAGCTTCTTCCACCCAGCATATATCTACACCTTCGTAGGACTTGATATTAGCTACGTTGTTTTTCAGGCCTACAAACGCAAACTCTGTGCCGTTTTTGCCTTTAATGGAGTTTTGTGTAATTTCATAGAATGACTCAAGCCTTAATGCAATGATTTGATCAGATAAGAGCTTGTGGACTGATTGGCCTATTGAGTTTTGGAACTCACGGGCGCATAAGACTCTGGTAGTCTTTTTGACACCAAGAACCAATAAAGCCCTCGCAACACCCCAAGACTTAGCCCCACCACGACCCCCATAAAGAACCTTGTAACGCATAGGCTCAAAGAGGAATTGCAGCTTGATAGGGAAGTCAACCGCAGATATTGCCTCCCGCAGTTCTTGGGTGATTTCACTCACTTGGCTTTACAAACCTGACTTCTAATGAAGTAACGATATTGTTGCCTTCTGCATCTTCAAGAGTATTAGCCTGGACTGGCTTGCCATCTAAACGATCAGCTACTTCTTTGACAGCCCATGCTTCTCCTGCTTCTGCTTGATCTAATACTTTGTCAACAATCCTGCCAATCTTCTGTGGATTCTGAGCTAAAGCCCTTCTCATAGCATCTAAAAAGGGCTTATTCTTTGTTGCGTTCTTGTTACCAATAGGCGCACCGACAGGATTATTTGACTTTTCTTCCATTTATTTGAATTATAAATACTTTTTGTTGTATTTACGCAACACTTTGGCTGTCATCAGACTGTTGTATTTCTGCAACATTTGTCTGTTTGATAGCTTGGACTTGTGCTGTAGCTTGACCATGAATCTTAGCGATCAATCCAGCTACTTCTGCATAAGCAGCATTACCTACGTGTTTAAGGATTGCTTCTACTTCTGCGATTTCAAGATTGAGATTAATCATTTCTTTTTAGCCTTTGCTTTCTTAGCTTCACGCTGAACATTGAGGGCGATGGCTACAGCTTGTTTCTGTGGTTTGCCTGCCTTCATTTCTGTTTCGATGTTTTTCGACACAGCACTCTTTTTTACTGATTTAGTTAATGGCATTGCTTTACTCCTTGTTGTTGCCTTCTTTAAGGCGGGTTTTGCTTTAATTTCTGCTTTGCGTGGTTCAAAATCTTCTGTTACGCCCACAGGAAATGGCCACGGAGCGTGTGGATTCTTTGGTACTGGGCCAATTACTTTGCGTAACCAATCTTTAATCTTATGAATCATATTTTTCCCCTATTCTGTCCAGCAAATATCTTGCCAGCTCATCAGTAAACATTTCTCGCCCTCGTGGTCTATCTTGGTGAACTTCAGATATTCCTCTTTGGGATCATCGTTCATTGTGCCAAAACGGACTCTTGCCCCTACTTGAATTGGCATTGCTTCTCTACGATCTGCCGATAGCTTTTTGCCAGGGCCTACCGCTACTACAGTTCCCATGTTCTCAGCTTCTTTGTTATTAACAATTAACACAGAGCTTAAAACACGAACATCTGGGCGGACAATAATCTTGTCCCCCAGAGGTTTAAAAGTTACAATTTCTTCAGCCATTCAATATTACCCTATTGGTTGGTCAAAAAGTCCCTTGCCTTTACCGAGGCTTGGGGCTTTTGCTTACATATCGTCTTGATCGTGTCCGACACGCTTATGGCTGTAGCACTCACGCTCACCCATATTGCCGTCATTCAACTCACCGAGCTTGCCTTCAAAGTTGCCAGCATGGGAGAGTGGGCGTGAACCCATTGCATCCATTTTGCCCATGCCAACTCCGCCAACTAGCTTGACTTTGCGCTCTCCGCTCATGTCGGCTTTTTCTGCGCCAGCAGGTGCTTTTGCGCCAGTTGTTGAAGGTACGCCCTTCATGCTATCCATTTTGCCCATGATTTATCCTTTAAGATGGGGTTGATACACTACGAATAATAATACTATTTTACGATTTTTCAAGCAATTTTACTAGATTTATCGCACCTTCTATATCGTGGATTCGAGCTACTGTTGATCCACGCCAATTCAACATAAATGCTTGTTGCGCTGCTGTAAACTTTGCCTTGTCATCTGATTTTATTTCAACAAGTGCGGTCTTTTGGTTTTTACCCACCACAAGATCAGGGAATCCGCCAGCAACCCTTGACGTATCAAATACAGAACAGCCAAGCTCTCGTAACGTCTTAACGATAAGCGAATGATTAGCATCAACTTTTCTAGCATAGGTCATTGAAATGTAATAAATTAAAGGTTAGTATCTAAACACTTTACACCAATAGGGGATGAAATGGCTCAAAAACCATTATCGCATGAAGATATGCAAGAAGCGGTAAATGCTTTTGCTAAGACAGGCAATAAAAGAAAATCAGCCGAACTTCTTAATCTACCTGAAGGCACTTATAACTCAAGATATAGAGCTGGTGTCAAAGCAGGCATTAAGCCTACAGTTGATGTATTTAACAAAGACTTAAACGATCTTAATGATGCTAGAAATAAGATTAGACAGCTAGAAGCCACGATCCACGCTCACGAAGAAAATACATTAACTGCTGAATACATTAAAACCACCATTCTGAAGATGTCAAAGAAGGTGGCATCTCCTCCTAATTGGCTAATTAAACCCAGTAAAGGCAAAAGAAGCGCAGGCGTTCCCACTCTTTTTGCATCAGATTGGCATTGGGGCGAGGTAGTTGACCCAAATCAAATTAATGGCGTAAATGAATATAACGTAGCGATTGCACAAGATCGTGCAAGGGTAATGATTGAAAAAACCATTGATTTGCTTAAAAACCATGTAGCTTTATCTGATTATCCTGGCATTGTGTTTGTATTGGGCGGAGATATGGTTTCAGGTGACATCCATGAAGAACTAATGGCTACAAACTCTATGGAGATTATGCCCACAGTCATTGATTTGTTTGGTGTATTGACTTGGTGTATTGAAACTTTAGCCGATGAGTTCGGAAATGTCTTTGTTCCGTGCGTAAGTGGTAATCATGGGCGCAATACGCACAAAATTAGGGCAAAAGGCAGGAATTTCACATCCTTTGATTGGTTACTCTATCAGTTTCTAGCAAAGAGGTTTGAAAATGATACTCGCATCCAATTTCATATTCCTGACGGCTCAGATGCCTATTATTCAATCTACGGACATAAATATTTACTTACACACGGGGATCAATTTCGTGGGGGTGATGGTGTCATTGGGGCTTTAGGCCCAATCATTCGTGGAGATCATCGTAAACGCTCCAGAAATGCTCAGATTGATATGGAGTACGACACAATGATATTAGGTCATTGGCATCAATTAATTCAGCTAGAACGCCTTATCGTCAATGGTAGCCTTAAAGGTTACGATGAGTATGCCTATGCCAATAACTTTGGATTTGAGCCACCACGCCAGGCATTATGGATTACCCATCCTGAACATGGTTTAACATTTAGTATGCCTGTTTATGTTGAAAGAAAACAAAAGCAGCTTAACAAAGAATGGATTACTTGGAAATGAAACTGAGTCCTGCCATATTAAAGAATTTATATTCTGCATTAATGCTATGTGAGCCACTAAATAAGTGGAATTTGCCTTTGCCAGAAGAAATTAAATTTGTTGTTGATTCAGACCCCGAATCTATGGGAACGTACCTGTACGATGATGGGGGAGATTACGAACACATCATTACAATTTCTGATGCTCGTTGTGGCTGGTTGACAACAGTAATTTCAACATTACTCCATGAGTGCATCCACATGAGTCGTAGTGGAACAATCACCGATGCTTGGACTAAACACGATGCCACATTTAGACGTAGAGCATCTAAGGTTGCAGAGCTTGGCTTCGATCCTTTGGAACTCTAACGAATTTTCTGTAATACCAATTCGAGCAGTTCTTCTTCTGTAGTATCGTACTCTCGCTCAAAGCGTTTGCGACCCATTCCGTGAATACTGGTATTTGCGCCTCTATGGTGGTAGGGGCATAAGGGGATAACAGGGGCATCACTTCGTTTACCAGCTCGTCTAATGTGATGGATTTCCGCTGGAGTCCCTTCATTGTCTTGTTTGTAACAGAGGATGCAGCCAAATCTCGCCAAGCGATCATAATGCGCTTTTTGAGCTTTAGTGGACACTTTTCGTGCTAGTCCAATCTTCTAACTCTTGCGCTGATTCTGTTATAGAACAAGCAATTAAATAGGCTTGTGAATATTTACCTTTAAGTACCGCTTCGTGATAATGTTTGATGAATGAGTTAAGTTTAAGAATAATGTCTGCATAATCGTTCATCGAGTGACTCTTTCTATTTGTCTATTGTTAGCTTGTTCTGTGCGCCAAGTTTCCCATCTCATCTTAGCGGCTTCTAATTGCCATTTTAATGCTTCTGCTTGTTCGGTTGCTGCTCCAATACCCTTGCATAATTCTTGATATTCAAGGCTTGAATACGCCTCTCGCTCTTGCGCTCCTAGTGACTGTTCACTAGACTGTTTCATCTTAATTGCTTTAAGACTATGCTTATATGCTTCAAGCTCGGCTAACTGGCCCTTTGCTTTTGCATACTTAGGAGCGTTATTATAAATAAACTCTACCGCATTGTTTGGATCATAGTCTTTCACATTTTCCCCCATTGATCTGCCATAGCATCGGCAATTCCTTGAAATGTTTTGTTTCTCATTTTTTCTCTTTGCTTAGGTTGTAAGCAAGAAGAATCATAATACCATTGACTCATTCTTTTGCCACTTTTTGCTACCCAAATTTGGCCCTTATCTACAATATTTGTAGGTCTAAGCGGTGGTAAATTTTTAAGCCATAAACAAGTTGATTTAGTAACGCTATGACCAAAATGCCACGGCTGAATTATCTGCTCAGGTTTTCGAAATTTACTGCTCATAATTCCCACAGGGTTTTCAATGGCGTAACGTGGGATATTGCAATTAGCTAATGCCATAAAAAAATCTATGCCTTGCTGTTGCCGACCATCTGCAATTTTTTTAGCAAAATGTCTAGCACCACTAGAAGCAAGATGAGTGCAAGGTGGGTGAGCAATCATTAAATCCCAGCCATCTTCAATAATATCCATGACATTACCTTGATAATGAGGCCCAGGAACATCGGTTGGCTCTAAATCACAGCTCATAGCATCGTGCCCCCCCCTAATGAACGCATCACGGACAGTTCCGCTAAATTCGCAAGCTACAAGCACTTTCACTTTAGGGCCATCCATAAACCAACTTGTGCAAATGAATAACCTAACCAAATCATAGCGTTTGGTATAGAACCTTTGCGTAATTGCAACACACCGACCATCAAATATCCAAGCCCTGTTGCTGCAATAATGGTTTTTTCCAACATTTGTATTCCCCCCTGTTTCCTAATTGATACTGAATAGCATAGTCTTGCAATAATACTTGAGGCAATTTCTTGCTCGATATGTATTGTCTAAACTTTGCTAATCCCCATTCATACCGCCATTTACAAAGCTGCCTGACGGCTGATTTGTGCCGTAATTCGTTGTCGTAATTGGGCGAAAGACTCTCCAGCATAAGGCGTAATTCCCATTTCTCTTGCTTTAGCCAAAGTTAATTCGTCAGACGAATACCACGGCAGTTGTGGTTTTTTTACAACAGTTTCTGTTAGATCAATTTCATCTTCCCATCGCCCTTGATTTAGCCAGGTGGCGGGATGAGGAATAAACTCTTTTGAAGTTTCTTTGAGCTTCCAATATTTTAAATGATTTGATATGGCATCAAGAGCTTCTTTTTGCTCTAACTCGCTTAACCGATTCCAGCTTGACTGCGCTGCTCTTTTTGCTATTTTTCTTGGATATAGTGTCCAAAACGCTTGAAACATGAAACATCTCCCCGTTACGTTCCATCATTATAGCTTCTACCAAAGTGGCAGTCAGTCCTTGTTGAACAAGAAAGTGCAATCCTTCTTTATCGTAATAAACATGGACTTCGGCTGACCCGTCTTTGTTTTCTTTAATCTTTTTAATTAGCACTTCCATCAATGTTGCCCATTGAAAGCAACTGGGCCAAGTGCATTTAACAGATCACGATGCGCTTTGACTTCGTTAGTCAAAAACGCAATTCGTTCTTGAAGCACTTTAATTTCAAGGTCGGCTTGTTTAAGCATATCGACCAGCATTTCTTCTCTACTCATAGTTCCCCTTAAAAGTTAATACTACTTAAAGTATATTAAAAACCCTTCTATGCCCGTCTGGTGAGCGAACCTAGCCTACCTAAGTTCGCCTTCAATTCTGCCCATCTGGAGCCACAGAACCCGCCAGTCGTTCGATGCACAGGCACTAGCTTCGCCACCTGTATTGCGCTATTTCAGCATCTTCCCTCTAGTAACGCTACAACCCTTTGATCGCTACGATGTCGTTAGAGCCGCCAATCAAAGAAAT